AGCATCAGACGGCCTTCCGCTCCCCGGCGTCTTTGGTTTTCTTTTTATCGGCATCTTTCCCTTTCCATACGTTCACTTTCAGGTAGCTGGTTATGGCGGTCAACTGCCGTTGGATAAGGTTCAAATCAACATCAGGACGCTCACGCATAGTAGTCCTGCCCTTCATACTCAATTTCCGCGTCTGCTTCAAAGCAAAGGTTCTGCACGTTGAAGTTTCCTTTCGTTGATCCTGTTGATCCGCCAGTACGGAGCTTCGCAAGGTTGAGTTCCGATGTGCGCGACATACGCTTTGTTTCCCCGTCGATTGCCCGATGGATAATGAGCGCCGCAAAAGCGTCTTCCCACGCGTTGCTTGAGCCCTTCACGTCATCAGGAGCGGGCGCCTTGTCTGCAAACTCGCGAGCGACCTTCCGAAGCTGGCGCAGGACGACGACTGCGCTATTCGTTTCTTTGATCATGTCGCGGATGGCGGCCGATGTGAGGTTGTCGCGCTCGATCGGATCTTCTCCGTGTCCTGATCCTTTTACCATTCCAAAGTGGTCCAGTCCAAAGAGAACTTCCTGTCCGTCCTTCGATTCGCGCTTGATAGCCCAGCAAATCTGCTCACGGTCCATCTTCTGGTCGTAAATGCTGAGCAGGTGACTGCACTCCGCAAGCCTCTCCATGCCCTCGTGGATAAGCATGTTCTGCTCGGGCGTCTGCATCCATGCGTTGTTGACGACGCGATTCGGGACGTTGACGAAGTACGGAACCAGGTCACGAAGGATTGACTCTTTCTTCTTTTCGAGCGAGAACAGGACACACTTGCGACCCAACTTGAGATTGTGAGCAATGCTCATGACAGCCCAGGGCGTTTTCCCAACGTTCGGCCTAGCGCAGATGAGCGTGATGTTTGCTTGCCTGTAGCCTCCCCCTGTCTTCGCGTCGAACCACGCATTCCCTGATGGGATGCACGGGCTGGTTCGTGTCTGGTACTCGCGGTCAATATCTGCCAGCGTGTCAACGATGAACGTGCTTGCCAGAGCGCTCCCTGATTGCATCGCTGGCTCTACCAGCTTCTCAATCTTGCCGGCCATGTCCGCGGCAACTTCCAGCGCCGTTTCGCTTTGGTCCTGAGCACGCTGGATTGTTTCGCTTGACAGGACTATCAAACCCCGGAGCATCGACTTGTCTTTGACAATCTTGATGTACTCGTCAATCACCGGGCGCCGCGGCAAGCCTTCAGTGAGCGCCGCCACATATGCAACGCCACCTACCGATTCAGTTTCGTGAGTCCTGACGAGCTCGTTGGCCAGCGTCACAATATCGATCGCTGAGTTTGCATCCGCAAGCCTATTCATCGCCGAACCGATGCGCCGGTGCGAGTCAAGGCTAAAGTCCGCAGGACGCAAACGAATTGCAATCTCTGGCCATGCGGCGTTATCAAGCAAGCACGCCCCAAGCAAGGTGCGCTCTGCATCGATGTTCGCCGGTAGGCTGTCTATCTGGAGGTCCGCTTTCACTTGACAGGCTCCAATCGGTAAAGGAACCTGAATTTTGATACACGCGGAATGCGCTTGATGATGGCGCCATCTGGAACGTGGGAGCGCCGCGAGTAAATCTTTTCGCCAACCCCATAGTCAAAGCGCGGGGTCTTTCTTTCTTGGTCTGTTCGTCCGTCCTGCTGCCAATTTGCAGCCTTGTAAATCACGCCTTGATGCCCGTGGGATGGGTCAGCATAGCTCACGAGCGCCTTCACTTCAGAGTGCTCTTTACGAACCCACTTGATAGCCTTACCCATGAACCACGTTTCAGAGTTGAACGGTTCGGAGTCGAAAATAAACAGGCGCGCAAGCTCCCAAACCAATGAGACCCCGTACCTCTTCATAGTCTCCCGCGGCGGTAGAGCGAAGACGATAACCCCCACAAGAAATTGGCCATTCCACATGCCGACAGTGGAAACAACGACTCCAGGCCAGCGATGCAAGTAATGTGAACGCACTAGCGGATCGGCTTCACCGTGACTAGCCGGAGCGATGCTATATCCTGAAAAGTCAGATTTTGGATAATTGCTCACTCTGGCCTCGTCCCATTCCGGTAGACCTTCGGAATCCCGCAAGCGGCCAAGAACTGCGCTGGCGTGGGCATTCTCTTCAGCGTTTCATCCTGGCTCAGGACCCGATAAGCCGTATCCATGTCCTGATCTGTCCGATGTCCTACCCGCTCCTCGTAGAGCGAGAGCAACTCCTCATCGGCTGTCACGCCAAAGATGCGCGCCAGTTTCGCCACAATGCCTCTCAGGTGCCTTTGCGGGTGCCGGATGGACCGGATGGCCACCAGAAGCGTACCGAAGTCAGGACACGCGGTTTCCCGGTCACGACGGGGGCTCTCTGCGATCTTGGCGATGGTGGAGAGCACGTCCTCAAACGGTTCCTTCAATAGTCCTTCCGAAAAGGCTGTCAGCGTCGCTTGGCTGTACTCTCCGCCCCTCATCAATGCCAGTGTCCCGAGGGCGACTATGATCTGCTGCTTGGGAGACAGCGGCTCTGACTGCGTCAACTGTCCGGTCTGCTTTCGTACCAATCTGCTTTCCATTGCTTGCTCCATTCGGTTTCTGCCACTCGGCAGGATCATCAAAGTAGGATTCACGGTTGAACCATGTTGCGGGGTGAGGGCGGAAGTCTTCGGGTCCTGGCGGCTTTTGGCCTGCTGGCGACCGCGCGTACTCCACGGCCTTCTTATATAGGAATCTGCGAGCCTCTAATGCACTCATGCGACCGTCATCAGGCTTTCCACCGCTCAGCCTCTCAACAGCCTTATGGATAGCCTTCTGCGCGGCGGCGGGGGCAACATGCCGCGAATAGGCAAGATATATCGCTCGTTCCTGCTCTTGCTCGGTCACTATCCCCTCCTGAATTCATCGCGGTCAGGGCATGTAACGAAGTGAGCGACGGCAGGACTCGAACCCTTCTCCATGAGGTTGAAAGGCATCTTCTTGCCCTTTGGCGTGAACCACCATTCGACCTCAGCATTGCATCCACGGCACCGCGCATGGTTATCAAACCGATAGCCGGCCAATTTCAAAGCATCAAAATCTTGCGGAAATGGCATCCTGTTCCCTCCTTCAAGGGGTCGGGAGCGGCAGTGAAGGACTACCGCCCCCTGACCAGAGGAGCAACCCTCTGGGTGAGGTCCGTTGCTGGCGCGCGGGACTTATTAAAGGTAATTCGCGCCAGTTCGGGAGTCAAGAAAAATCAGACTGAAGTCTGCCAAGTTGGCGAGTTTGGTTCAATCCGTGTTGTGGTTCAGGTGGTAGGCTTTCAGTTCTCGGGGTACTGATTTCCCTGCGGGTGGCGCCGTATCGAATGGAATGTCGTCCTGAGCGTCCGGGTCAAGCTCCGGCTCATCCTCGCCCTCATCAGGACCCTCGTCCTCTTCCGTGTCGTCGTCCACCAGTTCCGTCTCATCGGCCGTTGCGAACGCCAGCTTCGATTCCGAGTTGGAATACACCGTTTCGATGTAGAAGTCTTTGTGCAAGTGGATCGCTGCCCATTCCATCATCTCTTTGGTGAACGGGACATAGATTGCCAGATGCAGGTTGACTTCCTTCTTCTCGCCTTCTCCCACCGTTGCCAGATACAGCTTCATGAGCTTGGCGCCGGTTGTCGATACCCAGTGGTCTTTGCTGGTGTCGGTGGAGAAGATGTCCAGCGTCATGCCTTCGATCTCAACATTGATCGCCGAACGCTCCGTCTTAGAGTCGTTCTTGGCCATGAGGCCGAACGGTTCGCCGATCTCATCGTTCATCCCGAGGACGGGCTGGTTGAGTAGCGGGAGCCGCATGTCGAGCTTGATCGTTGAGACGCCGGCACGGTTGCAATGCTGAATCCATTGGACGAGGAAGCATTTGCGACGATGCCCTTCAAAGAACGTTGTCAGTTTCGTCGGTTGCACTTTTGCTGCCATGAATCACCTCTTTTCGGTTGGTTAGAATTCTGGAAGTTCGGCGAAGTAGATAGCCTCTTGCTTCGCGGGTTTCTTGGTGCCCTTCGCATCCTTGCGCGGGAAGTTTCTCATCATGTTCCCGATGCCGCCGTTCCTCATCACGCCTTCCAATCGCTGCCGGAACGGGGCACCAGGGCCTTGCATGAACTTGACGATCTCGACGTACTCCTCGTGCGTGAAGTCGCCTTTGCTGCCGTTGCACTTTTTGCAGATGCAGTGCTTGTTGGCCAGTTCAGGACCCCCATGCCGCCGCTTTGGTGTCTTGTGGTCTAACTCCATGCTCAGGATGTCTATCGGAGCGCCACAGTAGGGGCAAAGGATCACCCCAAGTTGGATCTGTGTCCATAGCCACTTCCCGAACTGTGCTTGCGTGTAGGGAAGGATTTCGTCCAAGGCAACATTAAGAACGAATCCTTCCTTGGAGGCTTGCTTTTCGAGTTCCTTGCGCCACCATTTGCGCTCATCGTTGTAGAGTTGCGCTACACGCTTCTGGTACATCTTCAGGTCGATCAATACCGCACCTCGTCGCCGAACTCGATTGCAACCACGAGAGGGTTGTCGTCCCAGTGCTGTCCAGCCTTGGGGCGAAGAAAATCCCAAAGAAGCATGAAGTTGGTGCGGTATCCGTCCGGGAACTTAGTGGCAACGAAAGTCTTCTCTGCCGAAGTCCCTTTCGTTGAAAACCATGCAACGCCTTCGCGCTCTGCTTGCTCCTCTGTAATATCCTGCACGCGCTCTATGTGTGATCCTGTTACTGGACGCACGAGACGCGATGCCCAGCGCGGCATGAACATGGAAGAGCGCCAGCGGAAATCACGCAATTGCGGTGTGAAGTTTCCTCCCAAAGGAAACCTTTCGACCCCCATATCCGCTGCGTACTCTACACCGTTGACTTTCGCACGGATAGATTCGTTCCGAAGATCCCCATGGTTGATCGGCTCACAGAATGTCTCCTTGAACCAAACTGCATCGCCTGGCTGATAGATCGGTGTCAGAATATGGTGGTGAGCTGCGTAAGCGTGCTTGCAAGCTACATACAGGCCATCAGGATGAATCTTGCATATAGTGAAGTCCAAATACTCCCACTGCGTATGCTTCTTTTCGTATGGGCTGCACTTCGACTGTGACCACAGCTTGCCGTCAATCAGCGTATTGCGCTTCGACAGGATGCGCCGGGTTACGTGCTTGCGTCCAGCAAGAGCGGCCAACACCATTGGAGCGGAAAGTAACAAAGGATGCTCTTTCATGACAGTCTCTCAACCTTTCCTTTCTCCACCAAGTAGAACCCGACTCCCTCTTGCTTAGGAGCCTCACGCCGCTTGTCAGCGACAAAGATGAATGCCTTCTCCAACATGCCAGTATCGAGCAGATGCTTGACGCCGGCGAAGAGCTTTCCGCGGTGCGCGTCGATCAGGATGTCGGCCTTGTCAATCAGGACCATCTTGATCTTCGAGTAAACCGCGATGGCACACTGGAGAGCCACCAGGAAGCGGAACAACTCGGACCCGCTCAGCTCCTTGACCGGAAGCGTCTTCGGTGTAGTCTCTGGAGTCACCACGTCGAAACTGTAGGGATCAAAAGAGAGCGTTGCCGAGTATCCCCACCAGTTCAGGACACGATTCACCGACTCATTGAACCCGCCGATGTGCTTCTGCAAAAGAGTGGCCTTGATGCCTTTGGGGCCGAAGTGTTCGCAGAGTGTTTCCAACTCGTCCACGTCGTTCTTTTTGTCCTGCCATTGCTTTGTAGCCGTCTCAATCTGCTTCAGCGTTGACTCATACTGCACGGCCGGTGCCAAGCGAACTTCCCACTCGCTGATTTCGGCGTTCACCGCATCAATTGCAGTCGTATCGACCGGCTCGGACTCGGCAGACTTGGCAGTTGCGAGAGACGCTTCGAGTTCCTTAATAGCCTTCTCGGTTGCTGTGATCTTCTCGGTAAGAGCGGTGATGCGCTTGACATTCTCTAACTTCTTCTCAAGATCGCGCTCGTGATGCTCCAGCTTCGTCTCTGCCTCGGTAATGTTTCCGAGAGACGCCTGCTGCATTATCAGGTCGCTTTGAGACTTCACCGCTTGCTGCTCAAGCCCCTTGTGCTTGGCAATCTCCCCGTCAATAAACTTGGCAGTGATCTCCTGATGGCAGGTAGGGCAGTGGGCATCGCTGCGGAGTCCTTCGTAAATCTCCTGAGCGTCCTTCATGTCCTGAATAGTGTGCCCAGCCTCGTCAATGGCGGTCTGGAGAGCGTTGTAAGCGGATCTCTGGTCACGAATGCGCTTGAGCTTGGCAAGTTCAGGACCCGGCAGCAACCGTCCTTCGATTGCGCCGCGTTCCTTGATGGCCTCAGAGTAGTCATTGTTGGCGAGGAAAAGGTCGCTCTGTTTGTTCTCGATGTCCTTCTCGATGCGGCCAGTCTGCGCCGTGCCAGAGCGCTTGACCTTCTTCGCTTCCTGTGAAGCTTTCTCGCGCAAGGCCAGTAGCTTCTGCTGGACCAGCTCGGCAGGATACTGAGGTTGCACTGGCTTCTGTGGGATGTAGATGGCCCCGAGAGCCGCCTTGGCTTGCGTCCTGGCGTTGTAGACTCCGCTGCTCTTGTCGCCAAACACCTTGTCAATGACGGCAACAGGACTCGCATTCCAGTCAATGATCTTGCCGAGATGCTTCTCTACCAATGCGACCATCTTCGCGTCGAAGTCGTGATGCGTGGGAAGTACCAGCGATGCGAGGATGGCGCGCTGATCTGTACCGGGACGTGTGAAGTATTCCGAGTCCAGGACGCAAGAGAACCGCTCTTCACTGCGCTGAAGGTACTCCTCGAAGCCGGTCGCTAGCTTCACCGCACTGCTGCCCTCTCCTGCAATCACAACAGAGTCGCGTCCCCTCTTGCCGGGTCCGTAGGTGGTCCTGATTTGGATGGCTCCCTGGGCCGTTTCCAGACCAGCGGTGATGATGGCCTTGTCTTGCCCAAGACGGATCTTGTCGCGGAATCCAGACCCTTTTCCGTCGATGCCAGCGCAGATGCTGGCGAAGCTGAGTTGGATGGCTTGCGAAAGCTTCGTCTTCCCTTGTGCTAAGTCTCCGCGAATGACGTTTAGTGGCTGGTCAAAGTTTATTGTTTGGTCCACATATGGGCCGAAGTCTTCAAGATGGATGGTGCTGAGTTTCATTGTCGTTCCCTTTCTGAAAGGTTGAATTGCGCGGGCCGGGCTTGATTCCGGCTCTCTGAAGGCACTTCCCCGTAGTTCCTCGTATACTGCGGGCGCTCTCCCTCTAACCCGAGGCTGGCCAGTCTTGTCCATCCAAGATGACGCGCGAACTGTTAGAACTCCAACTCATCAGGACCCGAAGCGTCCCAAGGTTTCTTCTCTTCCACTCCGTCATCGACTTCCGCCTCTTTGGTGATTCCGTACTCTGCGGTTGTCTTGACGGTTACGAGGTCTTTGATCCTGTTGTGGATGATCTCGCGCTTGTTGGCTTTGAGGTAGCTATTGAGTTGCGACCACCCGATTCGCAGATTGCAGAACCATGGCTGGCTCCCTTTGCGCGGGATAAGGTCCTTGGGGTTTGCGTTGGCCCAGTCCATCAAAGCGTCAAGGATGGGCATTGCGAATCCACCTTTACCATCCTGAACGAACAGCGGTGCCGTCGTCTCCTCTGATGGCTTTGGGCCGTACTTGTAGACTTTGCCGTTGGCATCCTGTGAGTAGATTTCGAGTCCTGATCCGTCCACCAACTGATGCAGAACTTTGTCGTTCACCGCCGCCATTGCTCTGTAAACCAGTTTCCAGTTCAGCCGCTCTTCCGGTCTCATGTTGAGGTTCGGATTGAGCTTCATTATGGGGCAGGGATAGGCTACCGGGTTCAAGGTGCAAGGACAGTAGGTGCAGTGTGCCCCGCCGTGCGCCCGAAGCGGTTCGGTGTTGGCTACCTTCTCATGAATGGCAACCTGGCGCGCCCGCGCTCTGCGCATGTTTTCCATGAGGTCAGGAACGTCCGAGCGGAAATACTTCTTGGTGGTCACCGCATTGGCGTAGCGAACGAAGCGAAGAGAAAACTCGCTCTCTGTAAGTTCGGGCAAGTGCATCATCACGGCAAGGTCGTAACGCTTGCCCTGCACTGTATCAGCAGGGAATGGGCGGGGATGTGTTTTCCAGTCAGGAACGAGTGCCAACCGGCCGCCGGGCATCACATACAGTTGATCAATGATGCCGCAGTAGATGGGCTCTTTTCCAGAGTCCTGAATTCCCCATCCCGGCCAGATCGGGACTCGCTTCCCGTCGTGGTCATAACTCCATGTGGGTCGAAAGTCTTCGTCAAGCCCGAAGGATATTTCCGCTCCCATGAAGTTCTTCCAGTCGATGGTTAGGTTGTCGCGGCAGGACTCAAGAATGCTCCATGCTTCATCGCCGATAGCTTTGCAGAGTGATTCGAGATAAACAAAGTCCGCCGGAACCTTCTTGCGCGTGCAATGCTCGGCATAGGGAGCCAGAACCGCGTGAACATCCTGGCCGCGCTCCCCTGGCTCAGTGGAGGGGAACTTTACCCCTCCTATCTGCACCAGGTCTGTGTGAGCAAGCGCATAGCCGTATTCGCAAGCCATCTTGTCTTCTACGGATTGTCTCAGGGCAGGAACTTTCATTGTTATCCCTCCACTGTGACGTTGGCAGCTTGCAAGCCGTTCGGTCCCTGCTCGACTTCAAAGGTCACACGCTGGCCTTCGGTGAGCTTCTTGTAGCCTTCCTGTTGGATGGCTGAGTAGTGGACGAAGAGATCTTTCTCTCCGTCCTCGCGGGATATAAATCCATAGCCGCGCACCGAATTGAACCAAATCACTTGACCTTGCATACCTTTTCCTTTCTCGAAGCCAATATTGCTTCCCTGTGTTGTGCGTAGTATTCTCTCGACTTCAGCGCCGCGCACCTTCCGGCCAGCTTACCCATTGGGGATGGCCGAAACTTGATTACCAGTTGCTGAAGTCACCATTCGGAGGCGTACTATTCGGCTTCTCTTGCTCAACGGGACCCGAATGCTTTGCGTCCTGCTGCGTCTCCGGTTCGGCCGACTCGCGGTGAGTGGTCTTCTGCTCTGGCTCTGGCTTTGGTTCCACTTTCGCCTCAGCCTTGGGAGTTTCGCGCTTACTGCCGTCGTTGCGCTTCTTGGCCACTTCTCCCTCAAGCCATTCGATCAGTTCCTTGGGGCGTCCGGCATACTTTGCCTTCTTCGTCCTGGCTTGTGCCGGCGTGTATTCCAGTTCCTTCACTAGCGATTCGATGCGCTCGGATGAGCCGTCGTCCTTGCCTTCGCCCTTGCTGGCCGCGATCTCTGCCCATGTCGTGTAACCCTCTTTGATACCGCCGTACAGACTGCGCAGTTCATCAAGCTCGGCAGGACTCAAAGAGTCAGCATGTCCAAGATAGTCATTCAATTGCACTGCTGATACTCCGATGGATGAGAAAGCGTCGAAGATAGCCGTCTTTGCCGCGCCGGGGTTCTCTGCATCCTTCGCCGCCGCCGTCTCGCGAATCTTTGCCTTGCACTCTTCTACTAGCCAGCCGTCGATGCACTGCATGATGACGTTGCGTCGGGCCTTGGAGTTGAGTGCATTGCGCTTGACCTGCAGATCGTCATCAGTCGGGACTATAGTGAATGTGGTTTTGCCTTGGCTGTTCTCGCGGCGCCCCAGAACCACGTCCGAGTCTTTCGCATAACTGCGCTCAATGCGCTTCGGTACGATTACGATCTCGCTTCCGCCGTCGTTGTTCTGATAGTCCGTGGCTTCGACTTGGTAAATCTGCTGAGTCTCATCCTCACCGAGTGGTGTAACTTCTACGAAGATGTGACCGTAGCATCGCTTTGCCATCTCAGCAAACCGGATTGTCACGCCTTCGATCTTGCTTCCACCGCGCGGGACACGATAGATCGCGACGCTCGACCCGTTCTTGCTCATGTCAGGAGCGCAGAAAGATGGCCGGCTGCATTCACGCAACATCTTCTGGCGAACCACTTCAAGGTCTCGCGGTTGACGCAAAGCCATGATGTATCGAGACTCGATCTTGGCCTTTTCCCGCTGCTGCACCATGGAGATGCTTTGCTCTTGGTACTCGGCCAGTTTGTCAGTGTCCTGAACTTGCAGTGCATTCTGATTGTCCACTACTTGCCTTCTTTCTTCGGCGCTTCCAAAAGCTTCAGCGTTCCGAAACACACGGCACCCTCGGTCAGTTCGGCGCACTCGATAACCTGCTGCTCGGGTTTCGGGAGCCGCCAAGTGCAGAGGCCGGCGAAGATGCGCAGCTTGACGGTGAGCTTCGCCTTGCAGCGGATGGACCACCCGGCCTTGATGGACTCCCCGGCCTCGATGGACAACCCGGCCTTGATGGACGACCCGGCCTCGATGGACCACCCGGCCTTGATGGACGTCCCGGCCTCGATGGACAACCCGGCCTTGATGGACGACCCGGCCTCGATGGACGACCCGGCCTCGATGGATAACCCGGCCTTGATGGACGTCCCGGCCTCGATGGACAACCCGCCGGCGGCGCGGATAAGTCCAAGGATTTTCACCCATCCGAGCGATGCTTCGATTTCGATGTGGCCTTCAAATTCAAGGTCGCGTGAGCGCGTGTATTCGTTACGCTCGTTTAGATCTGCTTTGGTGATTCGCAGAGTCTCCACTACTTCACCTTTCCTTTCGGTGCCCGCACGTAAGCATCGGGCAGTTGAATGAAACCCACACGCAAGGCAAGATAAGCCGTAAGCGCCTTCTTGCCCTTCAGGACTTGAGAGATGTACTGCGGACTGTATCCGAGTCCTGCTGCCACTTTGCTTTGATTGGACTTTGCAATGAGGCCACGAACAGCCTGCATCACGTCCTCTTTTGCATATTTTTTCATTGCTGTAACTTTAAACCTGTCAGTTTACCAGTGTCAAGCATTTAGTTTGCAAAATCTGCAAATCTAGCAACCTTTATTAAGCCCCTGCATCCTATCAAGTATAAGCCCGTATCGGGCAAGGAGGTAACACTATGACAAACGCAAAAGCGAAACAGCAAACCGTTTATTTTGAGTCTCTTGAAGGATGGAGCGACCTTGATCAGCAAGAGCGAGGTAAGGTCGTAGCCGAAGCCAACGCAGCGTCTGAAGCCCTCAGAATGGAAGGGCAATCCCGACTTGAGGTCGGCAAGCATCTTGTGGAAATCAGAAAAATACTGCTCCCAAAACGTATGTGGGTGGCATTCCTTCGTCAAGCATTTCACATGAGCGAGCGCACTGCCTACAACTACATCACAGAGTACGAGGAAATCAGCAAGGCAGTACCGGAGCCAGTTTTGAAAGTGGCCATGGAGAGAGGATACAAGGCGATAACCAGACTTGAACTCGTCAAGAAGAACCCACCGCCGAAGACGGCAGACCACGAAAAGATTGTGGCGTATCTCGACAATCTGGAGGCTGTTCCTTCTCCTCCGCGTCCTGATCGGTTTGAGGATTTTACTGTTGACGATCATGTGAAAATTTGCATTAACTTCGTCGGGATTCACTTTGACAAACTGACTGACCAAAAGTCAAAACGAGCGTTCATTAGGACCCTGATCGGAATGGAACTCGCCAAGTTTGGAATCTCATCGGATACCAGTTTCTCTCCGATTGCTATTCCAGACGAGTTCCGAGTCCTGCGAGGACGACCAAAGATTGAAAAGGCTGCGTAGTGACATGTGGGGCTAGGAGCGATCCTGGCCCCAACTTTGGTTGTGAGCGCGTCAAGCGAAAAGTTTACTCGAAAAACTCCCGTTGCCCATCAGGACCCAAACCGGCAACCTTTGGAGTAAGCCACACAATGCCGCGCCCAGTCACGTAGACCTGTGCGTAGACACTGCGTTCGTCGCCCCGCATGTATGGCCGCTCTTTGACCACGAACCGATTGGGGATGTATTGCTGCAGCGGCATACTGTGAACGTCGAAGATGTGCTCCTGGCGGAGGAACTGAAATAGCCGAGTCCTGCCGGTGCCGAGAATCTTCGCAGCCTCTGCCATGGTGTGCAGCCCCTCAGCGTTGTTGATGCGGTCCACTATCAAAGCCTTGGGCCGCAGGACTCCATTCTCCGCTTCGAGTAGTTGCTTTGCCTCTACGGTCGCCACCAGCTCTTTGAGGGCGTCCAGGTAGGTGGAGGGAAGCGTCGGCGCGGGCTTTGCCAGTGCGATGTGCTCACATTCGATGAAATACTGCCTCGCCTGCTTCCCGCGCTCATTGCGCTCCACCATGGAAAGTTCCTTCGCCATATCGATCGAAATTGCGTATTCTTTCGACGGGCGCCCACCGGTGAGGTTTTCCCCGGAACTGGTGAAAACTAAAAAGTCCGAGTTTTCAACGAATTCGTACTGGTCGATGCGATACTTGATCCATGTGGAGAAGTCTTTTCCTACCTGTAGAAAACTATGCAGTTCGCGCGCATCAACCGTTTGGATTGACTCATCTCTGAATTGTTTGTCTGATACTTTGATAAGTTCATTCACTTGATTCTCCTTTAAAGTCTTTTGTTCTTAAACCTATGCAGAGGTGGTGAGGGTGGGGGTAAGGGTGTGGTTAACCCCAGTCACCTGAAGTTAGCCACAATGCTCGGCTATTGCCAAACACCTTTTCCCATGCGTCGGCGGAGCCTAGGCGAGGGGCAGTGTCTCCACTGCGGGCGGGTGTTTGCCGGGGATTGGTCTGACGCCTTAACCACCGCGCAGGCCCGCACCGCGGAACCAGCGCACTCGGCTTATCCTTGCGTATTTAGGCGACTGGTCCAAAGTGCTATCGGGGTTCCCTTGAGCGCACCGCTCTTCCCACCCCGCCTGCCTTTCGACAGGAATGCCGAGGCGCAAGAATGCGATTGAAGAAGAGCAAGCCGAATTGTCGGGGTCTTTTTCACGTCAATCTTTACCTGGCAATTGCAGAGTAGACCACTTCTGCTAATTCCGTCAAATTATTTTTCACTCTTGCGTTATAAAGTTCTCCCTTGCACAATATCTGGTGGTATGATTACTGACGTGGGGGAGAGGTGGCGCAACTCCCTCCTAGTCATGTCTCTGATGCCTGGCAGCTTCAAATATGGCTCCCCCACACCTATCACCCAAACGCAGGCAGCAGTAACCACCGACCCCCGGCAACGCCGCAACAAGGCGACCGGGGGGTTTCCATGGGCATCAGGACCCGAAACGCTTACAATGTCTTCGAGGTGACCACCATGGACTTCCCATTCTCCACCGGAGATTATCGAGGCTCAGACGTTGCAGACGGTTTCAGTCCTGCGAACGTTGATAAACTCTCTGAATCGCTGAACGCGCTTCTGGCCGACTGCTTTGCTTTGTACATGAAGACAAAGAACTTCCACTGGCACATGACCGGCCCGCACTTCCGCGACTGGCACCTGATGCTGGACGAACAAGCAACGCAAATCTACGCCATCACCGATGACATTGCGGAGCGTGTGCGCAAGATTGGCGGCACCACGATCAAGTCGATCGGCCAGATTGCCCGTTTGCAGCGGATTCAGGACTCAGATGAGCCCGGCCCGGCACCAGAGGACATGCTCAAGGAGCTTCTTGCCGACAACAGGACCCTTATCACCCAACTGCGGAGCGCCCATACAGTCTGTGCCCTGGCCGACGACTACGCCTCAACTGCGATGATTGAGGTGTGGATCGACGAAGCGGAGCGGCGCGCGTGGTTCCTCTTCGAGGCGACTCGATGAACCCTGCCGATATTCTCAACGCTATCGGCGCGCTGCCGAGTGTCAAGACTGTGCATATGGCGAAGCTAATCTCATCTACCGGGGGAGTATCCCCGTGGTGCGCAAAGACTCCGCGGCGCATCAATCTCAAGAAGGCTTTGTGGACCAACCGATGGGAAGCTGTTACGTGTGCTAGATGCGTAAAAGCTAAAGCGAATTCAGATGCTTTATAATCCCGTCATGGTGGTAAATCCAATGGCCGACAGGACCCAAAAGACACTACCCAAGCCCCGAGTCCAGCTCTTCGTACACCTCTTGGTGTGTGAGCGTGGCTCGGCCTTGCGTTCGGAGCGTGTCCTGATCCTGCCGGCGAAGCGGGCGGCGTAGCATGGCTGTACTACAAAAGCCTTTGACTATGGAAGACATCCGCGCGCTGAACGTGAACCATCACCGATGTGACGGGAAGACATGCTCTTGCCGGTGTCAACGCCGTTGGCTCATTGACGTGTGGGAAGTGTTCATGGGGCCTGACCCGCGTTGGGCATGTAGATGTCACTGCGACTTCAAGAAAACAAAGGTTTAATAAACTCATGGCAAACCTCGTAAAAGGCCCTCCACCTCGTTCAAAACGCTCCCCTAAAACGCGCGCGAAGTTCCTTGAGGCTTTGAAGGCTACAGGGAACATCAGTAAATCGTGCAAGTTGAGCCGTCTACCGAAGACATGCGCCTACGAGTGGCGCCGGCAGGATGAGGAGTTCCGGCAAGCGTGGGATGAAGCCCAAGTGGAGGGCGAGGCGGTGCTTGAGGATGAGGCGAAGCGCAGGGCCTATGAGGGCGTGAAGAAGCCGGTCTACCAGGGTGGGAAGCGCGTGGGCTATGTCCAGGAGTACAGTGATACGCTTTTGATCTTCCTGCTGAAGGGAACGAACAAGGCAAAGTTCGGTGACCGCACCACGCTGGCCGGCGACAAAGACAATCCAGTGCAGGTGAGCGTGCTCGATAGTATCCTCAAGGGAGAATGAAGCCGCTCACTGTAGTACAGAAGGCCAAAATCCGTAGTACACTCGTGAACCCAGTCAAGTTTGTACTACATTGGCTGGGGTCCGACTTGTGGAGCGTGCAGAAAGAAATCGCCATGGCGCTCACAAAGCCCCAGGCGAAGGTCAACGTAAAAGCGTGCCATAGCAGCGGCAAAACTTTTGAAGCGGCGCAACTCGCGCTTTGGTGGTTGGCGCGGTACGAGAACGCCATCGTGGTGACCACGGCACCCACGAAAAAGCAGGTCGAGGTCCTGATGTGGGGTGAAATCCACAAGGCCCTCGTCAAGAGCAAATACCCCTTCCCATCTGCCAACCTCACAAAGCTGGAGTTCGATAAAACCAAGTACCCGATGCGGTACGCGCTCGGCTTCACGACGACCGTCCAGCAGCAGGATGAGGGCGTCAAGTTCCAGGGCTTCCACGCTGACCATGTGCTGATCATCATCGATGAGGCTCCCGGCGTTGACCCGAAGATCATCGAAGCGATTGAGGGCATCCGGGCCGGCGGCGATGTGCGCATCCTGAAGCTGGGAAACCCCACCATATCCTCTGGTGCCTTCTACGACGAGTTCCACAGCAAGCGCGCCAGCATCCAACCGTTCACCATCAGTGCGTTCGATACGCCCAACTTCGAAGGCATCAAACTTTCCTATGAGGCTCAGGACTCAGAAGGCGCTCCGATCACCGTAACCCTAGGTGATCCTGATGGCCGCGACCTGATGGACCTGTCCGAAGAAGAGCTTGACCAGAACGTCATGCCATGGCTGACCACCAGGCGGTGGGTCAAGGAGCGGTTCGAGGAGTGGGGGCCGGGAGACTTCCGTTGGGATTCACGAGTAATGGGAGACTTCCCCTCTCAGAGTCCTGATGCCCTGCTGTCTCTGGCATGGCTGGAGCGCGCGCAACGGGACACGCGGACATACGAGGGCAAGGTGGGCATCGGAATCGACGTGGCGGGTCCTGGCGAGGATGAGACGGTCATGGTGGCCCGCTGCGGATTCCAGATTCTCGAAATCATAGGCTGGGGCAATCCAGATCCCCGCGGAGAGCTGGTGAGCGCACTCCGGAAGTATGGAGACACAATCGGGACTCTCAACGTTGACTCGGCTGGCATCGGCTACTACCTCCACAAACACCTGCAAGACCTTGGATTCCCGTCCAACGCGGTCAACGTGGGCGAGTCGCCGGCGGACAAAGAGCAGTTCGTGAACCTCAAGGCTGAACTGTACTGGGGCTTGCGGATGCGCGCAAAGAGCGGCGACCTGGCAGGACTCTTAGACGAAACGTCTATCTCACAGCTTGCCAGCATCCGGTGGAAGCCAAACAGCCGCGGACAGACGGAGATTGAGTCCAAGGAAGCGATGCGGAAGCGTGGCGTCAAGAGCCCGGACCGTGCTGAGGCAATCATGCTGGCATTTGCAAAAGTTGCAAAGAACGGCGCCGGGCTGCTGGAGTATTACCAGGGCATCACGGCGGTGCAAACGGGTGGAGATCAGGACCCTAACCCCAAGACTCCTGGCTTTAGACCTGCATCTACCATCGCCACACCCGTCAAAGCACCCGCTCTGACCGCCTACAACCGCGCTATGGCTGCCCTTGCGCCCCAAGACCTCTGCGATCATTGCGGCAAACCTCTTGGCGATACCGTGGTTGAAGAGGGCATACGCCGGATGCACCCGGACTGCGCAAGGCCATCGTGGGCGTCCTGATGCGTTATACAATTTTGCTTGTTATACGCATCGGGACTGTTATACAATCCGTCCATGAGCAAACTGGTTGCAATACGTCTCCCCGATGAACTGGCGGCAAGGATTGACGAACGGGCCAAAGCGGAATCAATGAGCCAAACTGCGGTGATCGTAAACGGGCTTTGGGCTGCTCTGTGTCCTGTTGAGGTAGCGGAGGGCCACCAGCGCGGCGGCAAGACGGACGCAGCCAAGCGGACGATTCAAGCCCTTGTCGCCCCGAAGCTTGGCAGGACTCGAAAGAACATCCAACTGGTGCCAAAGCGCGCCCTTAGCAGGACACCAGAAAACCTCAGTCTTGCCGACAACCGTGATGCCCGTCCAGCCCACGCACCGGGTTGCAAGTGCCTGATGTGCCAAGGAAAGTGAGGATCTATGAAAATCGAATTCAAAGCCGGGACTCTTGACATATCAGACGTAGACCCATCGCCAGAGGCTCCGATACGAGAAGCACTTGAGCCATTTCAAGGTTTAATCGTGACCGATTATCTCTTGTCACGCGCAAAATCGACCGTGCTCGAAGTGATCGAACAATTTGAATCAAACCCGCTGAAAGATTACCTGAAGGCCCGTCGTTGATACACTAGACCACGGGAGCACAAACCATGGCCTTGTGGGATGAACCGACAGAGATCAACGACGATACAGTGTTTGGAAAACGGCTGAACGACAAGGCATTGCAGAAGATGCCGGACGCTACAGGCGGCTCGATGACGCTCCTGAATCCGAGATATGGACTCTTGAGCGCAAGGAATCGCGGTGGCGTTCGGCCTACTCTTCCAAATCGGGACCCTGAAAACGACCGTCCTGGCCCTGATGACCGCCTCCTGCCATCCGACTTCATCCCCGACGTAGACGAAGAGCGCAACCGCTTCAGCCCTTATCAACCCGTAGCGCCCTTTGGCCCCCCGTCGATCTTGGATGCCCGCGAGTGGGACTATCCCACCGGATACAACCTTGAGATCGTCAACCGGCACATCGTCCTTGGAGAGATGCTGCGGGGCATCGTGCGCGGCTCGGGAATCATCGCCAACGAACTTAGCGCGCGTGTCGACGAACTGGTTAGCCTGCCGTGGAAGTTTATCCTGAAGAACCCAGCCAAGGGCGTGAAGTCGGAAGACGACCCGCGCATCAAGGAACTCAACGCCTTTTTCAAGATGCCAGACCGGAAGATTCCGTACCCGCAATGG